GGATCTTCATGCTCTACAAATTTAATCTCAAATAATCTTTGACCTAATGGAAAAAATACTAAATCACCTTCTCTTGGTCTTGATGCAAGATCAATATCATCTGATGCAACCATAAACGGTGCAATAAATTCCTCAAATCTTTCTTTTGATACAGTAAGTTCTACCTCATCTCTTAAACTCATACCAAATTTTGTGAGAACATCACCAGCTCCAGAATAACCATCATATGAATTTACATACATCTCAACTGAAAAATTATCATCAAACTTAGATGCAGTTACTTCTTCTATAATTGTTGATTGATTTACAAATTTTCTGGGAATAAATGTAACTTCTACACCATAAATCTTAAGATGTTCATTTACCAGACTTTGTACCAGTCTTTGCTCACCTCTAGAACCTTGTAAAAAATGTGGATTTAATGCCATTACTCATCACCCAATAAAGTCAAGAGGAGGAGTCTCATAGTCCATCATCATTCTTGACCTGAGTTCCTCTAATTCTCTTACTCCATCGTCATAAATTTCTCTACCATTTAATTCAATTCCACCTGGTAATTTAGTTCCTCTAAATTTAATAAGATTCATTCCCCATTGTTTTTTCATTAATGCTACAAAATATCTTTTTACAAATGGATCATTATATACTTGTTTATATTCTTCAGGGTCAAGAGCACGGAAACAATCTATTATAATAAATGTGTCCAATGATTGTGCTCCCCAGTCAATATCTAAGTATAATCTATCTTGTCTTTGATTAAATCTTATCTGTTTTTCAGTCGTTAGTAGAAAATCAATATCCTCAAGATATCTTTTTACCATTGCAAATTGTAGTAATTCAACTGAATTGAAATAATACAGATCATTTAAGAATAACTGATACTTGATACTGAACATTCCACCTGAAATAGAACTTGTATCAAATTTAAAAATTTTATTAACTCCTATTACGTGCTCTGGCACTGATATAAAATTTGAACTCTCATAAAAATTACTTGATACAGTTCCTGCTGTATTTGTTGATATACCAGTTGTAGTGACTATTCCTACTCCATCTGTTCCTTGTGCTCTTCCTCTATCTAAATCTTCTTGAGTAATTTTATACTTAAGATACATTCTTTCAATACCATTATAATGACGTTCCTGATATAACTGAAGAGTATCATCAAGTGCGTCATGTATTTGATCAGTATCAAGATTAATTTCCAATACAGGATAACCCAGTTTACGCAAACCGAAGTTTATAAGTTGTCCTCTACTGTTTGGTGCTGCCATTACTCTCCGTGAGATTTGCGATTTCCTCTAAAAGTTGATTCTTTTCCTTTTCATAATCATTTTTTAGAGTTTGGAGTTTCGCCTCCAAAAGAACATTTTGATTTAATGCTGTTGCTAATTTAGTATGATATAAGTTCACTAATACATTAACATCTACTTCACTGTTTTGCTGCATATCAGAAGGTTCCTCCATCAAGGGTTGAAGTCCAATGTGGTTTATTTACATAAACGTTTGTTGCTGCAGCAGGTACGGATGCTAAGTTTGCTATTGCTCCACTAGCACCTTCCTTTCTTAAATTACCTGTTGTATTAAATGTACCCTCAACACCAATTAAATTAACAGCATCGCCACCACTTACTGCAGATTCAACAACACCAAAAGCACCAGTTCCATCTTGTTTGACAATATCACCGACTGCTACTGTTATGTTAGCACTCAAAGAACTTAATGTAATTTTCGTAATTGCAGTCAATACCTGCTTTGAAGTAATAACGGGTGTTTGTGGATTATTTGTTGATCTCTGTAAACCAGTATCATCAAACCATACAACACCACCTGAATTAAAGTTACCTGATTGATAGTAAATACCTTTGATATCTAAGAAACCCTTTGCACCAGAAACAACACTTCCTGTAATAGTAGCATCAGGAACATATGTCCAACGACGACTATTATCACCATGAGTTCCGTGATTACCTGTTCCAGCAGAACTAGATGCAATTGAGCTATCATCTAATCCAAAGAAACCGTCTGTAGAATTAGCAGTTCCTATACCAGTATTATATGTAAATCCAAGTCCACGGTCAGTATTAGTATCTGTTGCGTGTACAACTGAGAATGTGGTTTGTGTGCTTATTCCAGCGACGGTTGTGCCTTGGAAGGTAAGCATTTTTGCACCAGTGTTTATTGCTGTAACAGTTGTAATACCACTTGCTGAGAAACTTGAATGTAAAAGAGTATCATTAACTGCAATACCTGTTACCTGATCAACTATAACTGTAGAAACACCAGATTGAACTGTTACCATTACAGTTCTTGTACTGGTAGTATCACCAACCATCATTATTGGATCATTAACGGTTGTTTGAGTTGAGTTAACTGTGGTTGTTGTACCATCAACTTGTAAGTTACCTTTAATGATAACATTACCCTCATTACTTAAACCATCTGGATATGGGTCAATGAATATAGTATTATCAGCACCAGCAAGTGAAGCAATAATATTATTTTCAATTCTGATATTACCTAACTTAGAGTTACCACCAGATACAATTAAGTCTCCACCAATAACAGCGTTCTTAGCAACACTAATACCACCGTCAAATGTAACAGAACCATCAATTGTAGTTGTTGCTTGAGTTGTATTAAGAAATCTTGTAAGAGCACCAGCAACTTCTAATCTTCCTGAACTAGCATTATCAAACTCAATTGTAGAGTCTGGTGCTGCTGTTCCGTTTGCACCACCACCAAATCCAAGTTTGGTATCATCAGGTATCATTACATCACCTGATCCATTTGGATTTACAATAATATCACCATCAGTGTTAGACGAAGAAAGTGTATTTGCATCTAAAGTTAAATTATCTACGTTCCATACATCTATTTTTCTATTACTATCAACTACAGCAACAATACCACCATCACTATTTCTTGAATTTGTAACACCTGCTAAAGCACCAGGAGTATGCTCCATCATTGATGTATAGTAATGACCAGCGATTGGATTAACGTTTGTACCGTCATCTCCTAAAAATACTCTGTCTTTATATTGATTAGTGCCACCGTAACTGCCGATACCAGTTACATATGCCATTTCACCCCAATTCAAACTACCAGGTTTGGCTGTACCCGATGATCGTTTGATTCTAATTATACTAGCCATTTCAGAAATTTCCTCCGTTGATGTCTAAATTCTGTGCTGCACCTGGCGTTAATTCTAAGGTTGCGTCAAATTTTTTCGTTACACCATTAAAAACAAGAACCATACCGTTTTGTAGGGTTCCTGGAACATTCACATCACTTAATTCTGTTAATGATAGAGTTTGAGCACCTGCTAAAGATGAAATTACCTTTGTTGCATTTTGTTGTCCAACTCTTACTTTTATATTTGCCATCGATGATTAGCAATTTAGATCTGAAAGTATTTATATTTACTAAGACGTTATCTTTGAAGCAAGCTCATTTAGCATGGATTTAAGGGTTTCAAGTTCCTTTTTCATAGCATCCATTTCTGCTTGTTTGTCGTCATTTCTCTTTCTCATTCTCATATAATTCTCATAACCAATAGTATCAGTATTGATTATTGCATTAGTTTTTTCGTCTCTAAAGAGATTTTTATGTCCTTCAACTGGTATCATGCTTTTTTCAACTTTGCAGTTAATCTTTTCAGTTTCGTGTAATCACCAGGTTTATCAGGGTTTAACTCAGGATATGCTTTTAAGACATCGCTATCAATTTTACCTGTATATTTTTTCTTTGCTAGTGGTAAAAAAGAACTTGGAAAAGGATATTTACTTCTAAATTTTTGATTTTCTTTTTTAATAACATCAGGAGTTCTAATAAATCTAGTGTCAGATTTTACAACATCCATTTGTTTTGGGGTCACAGGTTTTGTAAAGCTTTCAATGAATTGTTTAAATGTTTTCATCAGCAGTTCCACCTTCTTAATGCTTTATTTATTCTTGAATCTGGATCTCTTCTTGTTTTTGCAGAAGTAAGTTTTTTCTTCATACCTTTCATTCTTCTACAAAAAGATAATCTTCTCTTTGCATCTTTAGAACCTTTCTTGAGTTTTTTAGGATCTTTTGTGACTGCAGTTTGTAATTTAGAACCAGGATTTTCACGACGATATGCCTTAACTGCCTTTTTACTTAATCCATCAGTCTTATCTTTACGATTGACTTTTTGCCAATCTTCATCTAATTCTGTTCTCCAATCATAATGTTCATTTTTATCACTCGCTGGTTTTTTAAAACTTTTCTCCATTCTTGCTTGATCCCTATTAAGTCTTAATTTATCCTTTAATTCTGCAATTCTCCTTTCTGCCCTACTACGATTGCCCGTCGAAGGATTTTTCTTTTTTAACCCTTTCTCAACTTCTGAAAATATCTTCTCCGCATCTTCATCATCTGATGTTTCTTTCTTTTTTGACTGCATTATAGTTCCAGCAGCACCAATTCCAGTCATTAACGCAGGTATAAATTTAGATCCACCTTTTATCAATGCTCCTGCCATACCCTCTTTAAGTGGTTTTGGTTTAATTATATCAACAGTTTCAATTTCTGTAAACTTGATATCATCTTTGTTCCAATCCTGAATAACTAATTCACTTTCAATCGCAGTATCTTCAGTGTTAAGTGCTAATTTAATTTTTTCTGATTGTTTTTTATGTTTTTTAGCTCCATCACTCAATTTTCCAGCTAAGTCTTTTAGAAATGGTATATCCTTTTTATCTAATTTTTCTTCTACTTTTTCAGGAAGTTTTGCATGTTTTGTAGATGCAAATTTTTTAGCATCTTTTAAACTCATACCAGAAGCAATTTTTTTGACTTCATCTGAAGCATCAGGCATTTCACCTTTTAGGTATGCATATACCATACCCATCAGTCTTTGTTGACTTTTTGACTCCGCTTCTTCACCCATATAAGCAGTACCATCTCCACCAGTTGGCATTTGTTGTCTTACTCTAGCAGGTGCAGTCTTTTCATTATCCTGATATACAACAGCAGGACCGTAATTAGTATTCTTTAATTTTGTTTTTTCTTGTAGTTCAGAAGAAGTATCCTTTACTTCTTCTTCTTGGACTTTTTTACGCAGTTTGGATACCTCTTACCAAACATTGTTTTCATTCCTTTCTTTTCATAACCTGGCCAACACTTCTCTGAAAGTTCATCTCTCCAGTTTGATGGTTCATAATGTGCCTTATCTAAGTTAACACCTTTTTTAAGTTTGTATATGCCATCTCTTTCTTTTCCCTTTTTAAGGGTTTTACCTTCTGGTTTTATTATTTCTTCATCACCATTAATCTTCTTTATACCCATTTCTGTAAGT